GCAGGAAATACTATCTCTTCACCAATACCAAACTTTCTTTCTCTACATAATTTTTTATCACACAAATTACACATAGGAGTATCATTACATTTGTAACCCCATTCTTTTTTATCGTGTTGTCGTTTAATTATTTCTACTTCAGACTCACTAAGTGGCACAGTTGATGCTGTTGCATTAAACAATGTCATCTTACTTTTCCATTCTGCAGGCCATTTCTTTTTAGCGTACACACCAAAATGAAACATAGAATTGTTACGACCACCTTCTGGTAT